AAGTAAGCCATTCATCATCGACAAAACCTCATTCATGCCCTGTTCGTTAAATTGCGGGGCAGCATCTAATACCACATTCACAAGTGACGTGATCATATCGATTCCCGTTGCGATCAGTTCTGGGATTTGAGCGCTAATGCCCGATATAATATTCACAACGGCTTCCATTCCCATAGTAAGCGAATCCGCAGAAAGCACACTTGATAGTTGTGCAAACGCATCCTGTCCCGCCTGAATCAGTAACGGAACCCCTGTCGTGATGACCTGCGGGATACTGGCAATCAAATTCCCAATCAGAGGGATCACATTTCCAAAGAAGAACGTACTTGTGGATGTTAAGAGGCTCTGCAACGCCACGTCCACGCCTTCGCCCAAAGAAAGGGATGCCATGAAGTTCGTTGCGGCTGCCTGCATAGCTCCAAAGGACCCTGAGAATGTAGTTTTTGCTTCATCTGCTGCCACGCCTGCTACACCGAGGCTTTCCTGAACCAAACCGATTGCAGTATAGACATCCCCCAGATTGCTGAGATCAAACTTTCTGCCCATCGCTTGAGGCAACTTCTCTGCATCGGCAAGCAGCCTTTCCATTTCGGTCTTTGTGCCACCATAACCAAGCTTCAGGTTATCGAGCATGGTGTAGTTCCCTTTTGCAAATCCCTGAAATGCGTTCTGCACCGAGCCGATATCCGTACCGAATTTCGCGGAGTTATCTGCCATGGCCATGATTGCTGCGTTTGCCGCTTCGGCTGCCTTCACCGTATCTCCGCCATAAGCGGATTTCAGTGCAGCACCGAATGACACGGCCTGCTCAGCATAAGTATTTGCCGAAATGCCCGCCTCTGCGGCAGCCTTTGAGTAGTCTTTCAGTGTTGCGGCTGCGTCCTCACCATAGATGGTATCCAAGCCGCCATAGGACTGCTGGATGTCGCCTGCAGCGGAAAGGGAATCCTTGATAAACTTCCCGATACCTGCTGCCGCAATGACGCCTTTAAGCTTGCTGACAAGCTCCGATCCGATCAGCGCGCCGCTGCTTTTGCCAGCATCTGATGCAGCACCGCCCAGTTCTTCTTCAAGTGCGCCTTTAATTCCTCTTGCCGATGGCACTATCTGCACATATGCTTTTGCAAGTTCTGTAGCCATGTCTTAACCTCGTTTCAATATAGCCTGTCTTGCCTGTTCGAATTCCTCCGGCGTTTTGAAGGACATCACATCGTCGCTGTCCCTCTGAGTAAACAATCCGACCAGCGACTTCGGCCTGTTCCTGTTTTTCTTTGCGTCTTTTGTTTTGAACCAGACCAAAAGATTAAGGGCATCAACCGCTGCTGCATTAATCAGCGAAGCCGTTGACACCCCTTGCCCTGATAATTTCATCTTGATGCGGGAATCATCCCGAAGCCCATATGCAAGTTTGGCTGCATATTCTAACGGTAACTGCCGGAAATCATAGATATGATAGGTCTCGGCAAAGTCGCAGATCAATGCGTCCTCATCAGACGCGATCATTCCGATGAGGCTGAGGATTTTTTTATCTGATCACCCGCCATCGTGACGATCTCCGAGACTTCCTCAATCATTCTGGTGATGTCTGAAAAGCCGTCATGGGTCGTATGAACCGCAAGCCTATCTGCCTGTTCGTCTCCGAGCACAAACTTGATGTACTTCGGAGCTGCAAGGCCCACAAGGCTCTCGTCTGAAAGCTGACCGGCAAGGTTTGCAAACTCCCATGATCTCAGCTTATTCTCATTGATCTCAAATTTGAATCCGCTCTTTGTCTTTCCCTTCATACTCTATCCTCTCCACTCAATCGTCAGGCAGCCTTGATGTACTCATAATGAGTGTTGCCATTTGCATCCGGGTATGCCGTAACGGTAACTCCAAGACCAACGACATCACTGTCGGTATATGCAATATCTTCGGTGGCTGTGATCTTTCCGTTCGGGATCACGATGCGCTTCAGCGCTCCATCTCTCAGGATCATATCAATCACCCAGCTCTGCTCCGGCAACTCCTTACTGTTTACATTGACTACGATACCCGCAGAAAGGGATCCGCTCACATTTTCTGCGCCGTAGAACTGCTTGAGCACATTCACGTTCATGGACTGTGCCATTGCAAAGCTGAATGTGTCGGTCTTTTCGTCCTGGACCGAAAGGATGACGTCTCCGCCCCACGCTTTGATGTCCGTAGAATTGCGGCTGTTGGCATTTGTCAGCCCGTCTTCCGTGCAATATCCAAGATTCTGAAAAGCCTCATTGAGCGCGGCGACTGCATCTGTCGGAAGAGCTGTCCCGACCGGAGCAACACTGATTGCACCACCAATTTTCGGCTTTCCCGCTGTAACTTCACTTACTGTTGCCATGTTTCATATCTCCTTTAATCAATAATGTGTGATGTCAAACACTGCCTGGTATCTGTACTGTGTGGTCCCTGGCTCGGTATAGTTGTAATCACTGTTTAGCCGAACCGAAGTGATTTCGTTCAGTTCGACAGCCTCTGCCATTGCTTCCTTCACCTGCTCATTCAAAAGAGCTGCCTTATACATCGATGACGAATACGACTGAATAGCGAACATAGAACTACACAGATGATTACTCATGCTGCTGCCTGTTTTTTCAATCACCACATATTCTTCCGGTTTATCTGCAGGAAGTTCCATTGTAACCGGCACCGACATTCTGTCATTCAAATAGTTTCTGATCACTGCTTCTATCATTTCTTCATCGCCTTTAAAAGAGCATTCCCTTCATTATTGCCTCCGGCTTCCGCCACGGCACGGGTTCCGGCAACGTATACCTCTATATTTCCGGATCCTCCAGAGATTCGTTGTGCCTGTGAGGCCAGCAAAGCCTGCATTTCAGTGCCTTTCATCAATGCCATGATTCCTGCATTGTTCAGCACGATTTCAACCTTCTTAGCCATAACGACTCACCTTGACATTTTGGTTCCAGCGAAGCGGAATGTTTTCATCCACTCCACGCATAGGAAACCCTATCGTTCGATATCTCTTCCCGCGTATCACCACGACCGCGTCTGTCCAGTCATGATCATCACCCTTAGGGATGCCAAGAACATATTCACATTTCTTCCCGTACAGACTGATAGACGTATTCACATCATCCACAGATGGCTGGCCTACCAGAACATCGTCAACATCTTCCAGCGTTTCTGTTATAACAGGAGCGCCAAACGGGTCTGTGCCTGTCTGTGTCAATACAACAATCTGCACTGTCATGCCCTTAATCATAGGTGATATCCTCCACAGGGCTGTGAGATCCGATAGAGTTGCCCAAGCCAAGCAGCTTGCGGTCGCCTTTGGCTAAATACAATTCACCGACCGATCCGCTATTACCATAGGTCCAGCTCTGACTATAACCAAGCCCCGACATACTGCCCTGAGACGCGCCAACCGGGATTACGCTGTTTCCATCACCTATAGCGCGGATCACCATACGGCATGAAACCACTAATTTAGCGATATCAGACGCCTCTGTCCCCGTCTGTTCAATAATGATTGCCGCGTCATCCAATAAAGCTGAACACACATTCTCTTCAGCCGAAGTAAGTGTGCGTGTCATGCGGTCTTGTACGTCTTGAATCGTAGCGTATGCCATTATGACCTCATTTCTTCTTGATCGTTGCCTTCTTTACCGGTTTAGTCGGTTCTTCCCGGACGGATTTGGCGGCAAGTTTATAGCCTGCCGCCTTATACCATTCAACACGAGATTCATCGACATACATAATAGTGCCGGTAATGTTGTTTATAAATCCGACATCCATAATGCTTATGCAGTTGCGCCGGTAAGCAGATTGAACACAGAAGTATCAGCACGGAAGCCGACCTCGATCTCTGCACGAGCTGCGACCATGTTCTGCTGCCAAAGGTTGATCGTGGAGTTACCGGAAGTCAGGGTTGCAGTATCGGAGAAGGTGATCTCGACACCAGCGACAGTGCCGTAAAGAGCCTGGCTCCAGTCACCAGCTACGCCAACGACCGCCGGATTGCTGGAAGCTGCTGCCTTATAGATTGCCTTGTTAAAGTAAGTCGGAACACCGAGAACGCGATCGACTACGCCGTCGGATGCGGAAGCAAGGAACAGCGGACGGTTCTGACCATCAACAGCAGAAAGCAGAAGGCCGCGAGCCTGTGCACCAAGTGCAAGGCCGTTCATAACACCACCGTTCGCGGCGATATCGGAGTCAGCTGCAACAAGGCCGAGATAAGTGCCGTTGTTTGCGTTAAGGATGCTCTGCTTTGTGCAGGCAGCGAAGGTATCGAAGTTAGATCCCGGAACCGCGGTGTTTCCGATAACAGTGCTATCGAATACGGAAGCCAGAGCCAGCGGAAGACGTCTAACGAGCTCGTCATACAGTGCCGGAACGTCGCGGATAAATTCCTTGGAGAAAGTCTCGATAACAGCGATCTTGTAAGCGCTCATGAGCTTAGTAGCCGGAGTAGCG